TAGATCGTAATTCTGCTGCGAAGCAATAACCCCGTAACGGCCTTCCTTCTCGACTTCGTTAGCGTCAAGGATTTGCCCCGTTTTAAGGATCTTCGCCAAGGTCATCCCGCTGTTTACGGCGGAACCCGTTTTTACGTAGTCCACGGCAACCTTCTGAGTGGAAGGAACTGCAACCGCAGTCGTGCCATCCTCGCCGATGTAGTTGTCATCGATAGCTGAGCGGATCAAAACCTCGTCAATGGTGCGCTTGGCAGCCATTGCGTGAGACTGAACGTGCTCGGACTCGGGAGCTGGCAACTCGCCAAGGGCAATGTCGTCGAACTCGTCGATAAAGGTAACTTCGTCGTAGCCTTTCGGACGGAGCCAGCGCTTGGCCATTTCCGTGTTGCTGGGAATCGTCTTCCCGTTGCGAGTGGTGATAAGGCGCATCTTGGACTTACCAAGCTGCGAGAAGGTGCGTTCCTTGCCCTTCACGTTGACCCGACGAACCTTGTTCTCGAGTACGGACTCCTTTTGTTGGAGCAGGTGAGTCCAGTTATCCCCAAAATCGGTTTGGGCATGCTCCATTAGTTGCGAGAGAGACATTTTCTATTTTCTCCTTGTGATGAAAGTTCAGGTTGTTTCGTCCTGCTTTCGGTTGTCCCTTACAAGGGGTCTACTCGCATCGGACATTACTCCGAGCCGAGCAGATTCGCAAAAAGGAGTTGTCTGCTAACTCACTGGAAAGAATCAATAGGCCAATCCTATAGTTTATGTCAAGGCATAGAAAACCCCGCGCCTCCTAAAAGACGCGGGCCAACCGATATGACTTAGAACAAAAGCCTATTTTTGCGATGCTGTCCAACTCGCATTCAGCTTCGAACGGTACGCGACCGCCTCGTCATGCTGCGGGTGGTTCGGGTCCATGTATGCCTTGTGATGCGGGTTCTGCGGGTTGTTGATGATGTCCAAAGCCTTTTGACGGTCTGTCATGCCAGCCGAAGGATCGGAGCTATGCGAAGGCAGGTTGTCCTCGCCAAGCGACTTCGCGATCTTGTAGAGCGCGTTCACGTTGGAAGCTGAAGACAATGCAGCGTCATCCATGCCGAAGCGGTTGACGACTCGCTCAGCTTGAGCCCGAACCTCCGGAAAGGCTGAACGATGCTCCTGCTTGAGCTTGTCCACCTCCCCTGCAAAGTATTCCTGATTGGTCTTGGCGATCTCGGATTGCTGGGCTTCCAACTGCTCCGCATTCAAGGCTGCAAGCTCCTTCATCAACTCAGGGGAAGCGTTATGCTTCAGGGCAACCTCCGCGTACTTGTCTGCTTGCCTTTGGTCCCAAGCATCTTCGGAAACCCCCTCTGGTCTGGTCAGTCCATATCCCTCGATAGTGTCGGGAGCCCCGTTGGCGACCTTCAGAAATTGCTCGTGCTGCTGCTTGACCGATTCCGGCGCGTCTTCGCTTGGCCGTTCGTAGGCGGAAAGATCCCCCTTGCGGCCAGCCATCGAGAAAGCGTTGCCAGCTCCATGCAGCAAAGCCTCAACCGTGTCAAACCGCTCGAAAATATGCTTATGCTTCTTCAGGTGGTCCGGCAATCGGTCGAACGCCTCCTTGTTGAGCTTGCCGTCTTCGGCGTAGAGCCCGACGTGAAAAGGCTTTGTTACGATGTCGCCTTGCGGCCTCGTGTCGGTGATGTCCGGCTTGCCGTCGCCTTCAGCCGTTTTACCTGCATCAGAGCCGCTAGAATCGCCTTGGAAGATCGAATGGGAGTCATCGCCACCACTACTCCCTTCAGAAGCGTTGGAGCCACCGTTATCGCCACTAGACGCGAGATCTGGACTAGCCGGAGGATCAGCCACAGCGGAACCGCCATCGCCTCCAGCGTTGGAGCCTTCGCCCCCTTCTCCTTCTCGGAGGATGTCTTGAATCTTAAACATTCTCTACCTCCTCGGTTTAGTCCCAGTCGTACTCGTCGGCGCCGCCTTGGTCCTTGAGCTTCGTGGTAAGGTGGGTTTGGCAGTCGGCAATCAACCGCTGCTCTCCAGCAAATAGCTTCTTTCCGTCAAGGAAGTAGCTTTCGCCCCGTTTAAGCTTGTCCAAGTCGTAGTCCAAGCCCTCGACACTCTCATAAACAGGAGTGCGAATTGTAAACGGAACCTTCTGCCCAGTCTTCTCGTCGCGAATCTCGGTTTCCTGCTCATCCCAGCCGACGCGCTCCTGAAGCTCCTTAACCTGGTACTTGGCTAGAAACGCATCGCGGTTATGTTTGGCGTACCATTCCACCAACGCAGGCGTCTTCATGCCAAACCGACCGTTCTTCTTAGGCTTCGGCGGTGCACTTTTCGGTTGAAGCTCCGTACCAATCTTGCAGAACTCGCGATACTTCACGCCGTTGTCATTGCACCAGTTGGCGACCGCTACGCGATAGCTCGCATACTCGGGTACCATCTCGACGATTCCAGCTTTCACGTCGATCCTTGCGACCGCGTTCTTGCTGACTGACTCGCCTTCGAGGATTTCCTCGCGGGTAAGTCGCTTCACCTGCGATTGAGCCGTATCTTCCAGCTCGTAGTTGATTTCCTTCTTCTTTGTAGCCGTGGCCATTGCTATTCTCCTTGTTCGTTTTGTTTTGGTTCGGAACTCTCCACTATCTGGAAGAGTTCGCATATAAATTCTCGTTGGTTTTCGTGCTTACGAGCGACGTGCTCGGGGAAGAACTCCCTCCCGCTCGACGTGTCTTTGTAGCTTGTAGGGGCTTTCAGCTGCTTCTCGAGCGACCGCCAAACCAGCTTTTGAGCATCCGTGCGATTGCCCTCCCTGCCGAACACCTGCTTGTAGGCGCGGACCAGCCTATTGTCCGCTTCCTGCTTTTCCTTCGCTGCCTTTGTAGCTTCGGTTGCTCTGCTCATTGAAGACCCTTCTCAATCTTAACCAATTCATCGCGGAACTCGTTGCGACAATTGTTCACCCATTCCAATACAATCAAACAACCTTCAATATTAGTAAGATCCCACTCATGCAGGAATAAGCAAAACTCACGGAATCCGCCACGCAGGTCATACCGCACAGCCTTCCATCTTATATTATCGTCAGGAGTCACATCTAGAATCTCAAAATTTAACCAACGCGGCATCGTCTCGGAAACGATCTTAGTAATTCTCTCTGGAAGCTCACTCATCCCATCACCTCCGTTCCGAAGTAGTAGCCCACGCCATCGACAATCACGTACCGATCCTTGAATTGATGAGGAGGAACTATCGTCTCCCCATCTCGAGTGACTGGACGCATTCGATGCTCTATCATTCGAGCCAAAAAGACCTCGCTACCCGAAGCCTCGATTTCTCGACCCTCTTGGGGGCCGTTGTTCATTCTAACCATTGTCTTTGCCATAAATTCTAATTGCCGCCAAGCAAGCCCGCCATGCGCCCGCCATCAGCCTGCGACAAGTCTTTCATCCCCTTGCCGCCCTTCTCCATAGCCTCAAGCGTAGCCTCCGCCTTGGCCTGCTCCTCGCGTAACTGCCTCTTGCTTGCAACAGCGTCCTTTGTAGCCACCCAATCGGACGGAATGCCCAAGTTGTCAGCCACGCCACGCACGACCTTATCAAGATCGATATTGTCTACAGCATTCGGATCAACTTCGAGGATTGAAACCAGCATGTTCCAAAACTGCGACCAGCTACGGTTTTCGATTGCCTTGGTAGCCAACGCCACCTTCGAAACGAAATTCACGGTAGGAGACGGAACCTCCGGGCCTCCGTCTGCCCCTTCGACAAGCACGCCCTCGGGAACTTCAGGAAACTTTCCCATCCTTAAAAGGATCGACCAAACGCGCTGCATCACGGGATTAAGCTGCTCGGTGACGAGACGGGCGAACGTGGGGGAGAATAGGATAAGCTTTTCCGCTACAATCTCCAAGACCTCCGTTGCCGTCATGGTCTTCTCGCGAACTGCTAAGGCGTTGAAGAGATCCACATGGAAAGCCTCCTCGATCTCCTGCTTCTTGCGGTCGCTGCGGTCTACCCCGTAGTCGTATCGCCCTTGAGTCATCCACTCCTTGGGAACAGCGCCACGAGCCATGTCGTTCGCGTTGATGATCGTCCCGCCGCCTGCTCGCAAGTCAACTTCCCCTTCGTAGCTGTCAGGGATGAAGAACCTAGGAAACGCAGCCAGTTCCGCCAAAGCGTCAAGCTGCTGCTCGATGAAATTGACCTGACGAATCAAAGGCAATGCCTCGACTGTCGGACAATACCCATAGGCTGCCTTGCCCCACTTCAGGTAACGAGTTATGCCTCCAGGGAACTCAAGGAAGCCGCTTTCTCGAGTAACCTTCTTAGCACCTTTCTCAACCCATACGGACGCAAACGGCATGTTCTTCGAATCTTCCGCTCCGATAACGCGCTGTGAATCCTCACGAGGGAATATCGCATAAATGAAGTCGAACTTCTTGCCCAAAGCCTTCTCCTTGCCGACGCATTCGCGAATAGTCTTGGAAAGGTTATCCTCTCCAAACTTCTTAACCGCTTGCCGAGCCGTGAACTCGCACTCCAGAAAGAACACGTCCACAAGCCCTTCGTCGTTCTCCGCTACCGAGTAGGATCCCGTATCGTAGCTCCTGAAGCGCAGAGGCTTCGCGTCCGTCCCTTCCTCGACCATTAGGGCAGCAGTTCCAAGTGCACCCCGATTCAAGTAGTTCTCGTGCACCTCTTGATAGAAGTTGGAGCCCTTGATGAATTCCATTGCGATCTCAGTACACTGCGAAAACCAAGCCTTGGCTTCC